TATGGTAATCCAATGACAAAAACAGTTACACCAACATCTACATCTACTGTTTCAACACCAAAAACAACTCCTAAGGTTAAAGTTGCTTATGATCCAAACATACCCACACGTAATCAATTATCTAAAAGCCAAGTAAGAAAAATGGCAAGAACTGGCAAAGTTACAGTTGGTGGCAAAACTTTCACTAAAAACGCAATATTAAAAAATACTCAACTAGCTAAAGCCCAAGCTATCAATTTGGTTAAAACTGGCAGTGCCAATGTTGCAAAAGGTGCTCAAGCTGATCTTAAACAGCTTATGAAGAAAAACAAAGGCATGTTTGCAAAAGGCGCTCCTAAAGCTACACCAACGAAATTACCTGCAAAGGGTATTATAGCAAAATTAAAAAATGGTCCGCCAAAATGGTTTGGTTGGGTAGCGGCATTAGCGGCTCAAGGTTATATTACCTATGAACAGATAGCGGCGGATATAGCAGACTATAATTATTACTATCAAAAGAATGGTTGCACTATGGCAAAAGGTCCATACAGTAGTAAAATGGAAGAACAAAGACAGGCAGTTAACAAACATTTAGTGTTAGGTTTAGTAGAATTCTTTAGTGCTATAGCAGGCGGTGCGGTCGCTGTAGGTATCCTAACTAAATTTTTTGCGGCAGTGCCTGGTTTAGGTTGGATAGCTTTTGTAGTAGGCGGTTTAGGTGCAATGGCTGTAGGACAATTGGCTTGGTCTTTATCAAAAAATTCAAAGTTGCTTGATAAAGTTGCTGAAAACACTACAGGTCATATATTTACACATGCAATGATGCAGGATTTGTCCGGTGGAAATATAGCTTGTGCAACTGAATCAATTAACGAAGAACAAAAACCAATAAGTACAGAAAAAGCCAAAGCAGAAATTCACAGCATTGTGAAACAAGATAAAAATCTAATGAAGCTGATTGCTATGGCTAAAAAAGCAAAAAAATCAGACTAACGGCATCTTAGCTTTTGCAGTAAGATCAATATTTTCTTTTGCAATTTTTCCTAATATTTCTTTATCTTCATGTGAAATATGAAACATTACGTCTTGCCATGTAAGTCCACCTCGCATGTACCAAGTAAGTTTGTAAGCATCATACTTGATCTGCTTGGTTTCTTCTTCGTATTTTTTAGCTAAGGTTAAGAGATCAGATTCCTGGAACGTAACGATCGTGTTCCGAAAAAACTTGAGTAATCCACATTGAGCTGTGACTTGTACTCGTGACCGCACTCCTCATTAGAGCACTTGATATCTAGTACATCATTGTTCCAATTGACATTCATTCTTTGAACGCCCGCCTGGATTTCTTTGTAAAAGTCTGCATCGTTGTCTACAATAAATTGTGCAATTACTTTTGCATCAGTTTCTTCATCTTGTCCGTTAGTAATGGATTTAATATGAGCAAGTGTAAGTTCGATATTCAAATCACCCATTGCTCTTAGTAACTGTTCTCTATGTGGTTGTTTATCTGTTTCTGGTTGTTCTTTAACTTCTATAGAAGCCAGTTGTTTTTGCAAAGTAAAATGTTTTTGGCTTATGTCTGTTGTGCGTCTATATGTTAAAGGTTGCAGGTTAAATGTTAAATCTTTTATTGTAACACTGGTTTCTAATTGTGCAGTGTCTATCTTTTCAAGCATCTTTGTTAGCATAACTTCGTTGTCATTTTGTGTTGAACACTTAGGACAATTACTAGACACTGGCATTTTATCTCCATAAGTTGCCATGCGTATTGCTAATAATATGTAATCAAGATCAAAACCAATTATTTTCCAAGGATCTTTTATCATAGGAACACAGCTTTTTATAATTTCTGCGGTTGCTTCACCACTAAACAACGCATCAGGAGTTTTAATCATGATTTCGTCCATGGTGTTCATGCCAAACACAGGTAATTGTGTGTACTGTTGGTCTTGAATTACAGACTCATCATAACTTGCTCCCTTGCTGGGTAGATCAATAAACAACTTTGGCTGTCGTTTGTATTGATCAAGAAAACTGCTCATTTTAATCTCCACATAAATACATATAGTAATACTTATCACTATTTATTAAGTGCATATATAATATAGAGTTGAAAAATGGATCAAGAAATACTAGACGAACTGAAAAAACTGAATCAAAACCTCAATAATCGAGGTGCATTCAGTGGTAACACACCATCATCTGGTGGCGGATCAGGGTCTAGTACATTTGGTAAAGCATTAGATGGTACCACGGGTTTACTTAAAGACTTTGGTAAACAGATAAACCAAGGTGGAGGTAGATTATCCGGAGCAACTGAATCAATTGCTAAAGCATTCGGCCGAGGTGAAAGTGCAATTTTCAAATTTGCAAATAAAGGCATAGGCACTGTAGCAGGGGCGATTGGTTATCTAGAAGAAACTACAGATGTATACAGACAGTTAGCCAAAGTAGGAGCAGGAGCCAATGGTAGCTTAGGTGCATTAAGAGCTCAAGCAGGAACTGCTAATGTAAGTTTACAGACTTTTAGTAATTTACTAGGACAAAATTCCAAACAATTAGTTGCACTAGGTGGTTCTGCAGACAGAGGCGGAATAGAAATTGCTAGATTAGGAAGGGGTTTATTTGATACAGGAATAATAGATCAATTTTTAAATCTTGGTTATTCAATTGACGAAGCAACAGAGTTTGTTGTTAAGAACACAGCATTACAATCAAGACAAGCACTGCTCGAAGGAATGTCAACAGAACGCCAAGTTAAGAGTGCGGCTGAACTTGCTAAGAACATGCAGATAGTAGCAAAACTTACAGGTAAAGATGTTGCACAAATGCAAGACGATCTAATTGCAAGACAACGTGACGGAGCTACACAAGCGGCTTTACGTTTAATGGAAATGGGCCAAGCTAAAAATGCAGGAGAAACATTTGCTTCCGTTAGTACACTACTAGAAAAAGGATCAGCAGGATTACAAAATGTATTTAAAGATTACGTTCAAGCAGAAGCACCGTTAACAGAAGCAACACAAAACTATGCGGCAATAAACCAAGAAGCGGCAGAATTTGCAATGAAAGCAAGACAAGCAATGGCGCGAGGCGAAAAAGAAAAAGCTGAACAATTTATTAAAATGGCTGTAGCGGCAGAACAGGATTTTGCCGTTTCAAAAGAAGGACTAACCATTTCAAGGTATGCACAAATCAGTGACATAGCAAAAACACAGGCAGATGTATTAGAAGAAACTGGAGATATCATCACGGGTGTACAAAAACTTACAAAACAGTTAGGAACAGCAGTAGGCGACTCAGCTACACAAATGGATAAATTTAATATTGCTCTAAAAAAATTAACAGGAGAAGTTGATGCAGTAGCTTTAGGAAAAGCACCAGGACAAGAAGCACTAAAAGTAATCAACACTGCTGAAAAAGAACTTGCCGAAGTAGCAGGAGCCGCAACAGAAACCATAGGTAAAGCAATAGATGCAAATGAAAATTTCAAAAAATTATTTACTGGTACAAGTAGAATGCTAGAAGGATTAAGTGAAACTGCTAATGACTTTATTACAAAATTTAACAATATAAAAGGTAGCCCAAATAATAATGTACAAGTCTTAGAAAGTCAACTAGGTGAAACTACAAGCACCGGCGCTACTGTAACACAAGCTGATATAGACATGTATAAAGAAATGGTTAGTCCATTGACTGAGTTTAGTAAAAAACTAGAAAATGCAGAAATACTTAGATTAAGAGGTATAATAGGCTCAAACGGGATAATAGTAGACAGTATTACTAATCCTATAAAATCTGAAATGGGCGAAGAGTTTAAAAAATTCCTAGAAAATCCAACCCAAGATGCAACGGAAACAGGTCGTGAATCTACTATTAGAGAAAAAATGCTTCAATTTTTTAAAGGAGGTTTTGCTGGCGGAGGATATATTCCAGGCGGAAGTTTTGGAATAGTAGGTGAAGAAGGAATGGAAGCAATCACAGGACCTGCTAATATTACACCTTTAGCAAGAATGATGCCAGAAATGGCACAGAGTTTTAGCAGTCAATTTACACCACTTATTAATCAAATTCGTGAAATGGAAAAGAATGGAGACCTAGGAGCCGGTGAAAAAATGGCTGAAATGGTTAAACAGCAACAAATAGAGATGCAAAACCCTATAGGTAATAAATCTCTTGACAATCTGAACCAAACCATGTTACAATTAGTGGATATAAATAGAAAAACAGCCGAAGCAGTTAAGGGCCATTATAATCTAGCCCAGGGTGCTGGCAAAGGAATATTATGAGTTGGAAAAAATATTTTACACCTGTTCCTACAGGTGACAACGCTACAGGAAGCTATAGTCCTCTAGGTGGACGAGGCGCAGATTCTAGACCAGGACCTGCAAGGTCAAACTATTCTTCATTTTTACCAGATGTGTATGTTGGTACACCAAATCGTATTGAAAGATATGGACAGTACAACACTATGGATTTAGATTCAGAAGTCAATGCGGCACTTGATATACTTGCAGAATTTTGTACACAAAAGAATAAAAAGAACGATACGCATTTTGATTTTAAATTTTACAAAACAGCAACCAACTCAGAAATACAAGTATTAAGTGAATATCTAAAACAATGGTATAAGATTAATAATTTTGAGCAGAGAATGTTTCGTGTATTTAGAAATGTTTTTAAATATGGAGACGGATTCTTTTTAAGAGATCCTGAAACAAAAAAATTATATCATGTGGATCCGGCTAAAGTTAACAGAATTATTGTTAACGAATCAGAAGGTAAAAAACCAGAACAATATGTTGTAAAAGATATTAGTTTTAATTTTAAGGACATGGTCGCTACAAAAACATTGCAAACAAATGGTAATGTAACCGGAGGCGGATCAGGATATCTAACAGGCGGTGTTAGAGGAATGACAGGCCAGTATCCAAGTCAAAGCGGTACACGTTTTACTGTGGAACAAAGTGAGATTGCAGTAAATGCAGAACACATGTTTCATATCAGTTTATCAGAAGGACTAGACAACAACTATCCATTTGGTAATTCGTTGTTAGAAAGTATTTTTAAAGTATACAAGCAAAAAGAATTGCTTGAAGATGCAATTATTATATACCGTGTGCAAAGAGCACCGGAACGTAGAGTTTTTTATGTTGATGTTGGTAACATGCCATCACACCTTGCTATGCAGTTTGTGGAGCGTGTAAAGACGGAAATACACCAAAGACGTATTCCTAGCAAAACTGGCGGAGGGACAAATGTCATAGACTCTAGTTATAATCCGCTTTCCATCAACGAGGATTACTTCTTTCCACAAACTGCGGAAGGTAGAGGATCAAAGGTTGAAACACTTCCAGGAGGAACAAACTTAGGAGAAATTGATGATCTCAGATATTTTACTAATAAGCTCGTACGCGGTTTACGAATCCCTAGTTCATACCTACCAACCGGGGCTGATGACAGCAATGCTCAATACAATGATGGTAGAGTAGGAACTGCATTCATACAAGAATTAAGGTTTAACACATATTGTGAAAGATTACAAAATTTACTAGTTGAAGAATTTGATCAAGAATTTAAACGCTATCTTTTAGAAAAAGGTATTAACATTGACACAGCGATGTTTGATATTAAATTTATGCCACCTCAGAACTTTGCGGCATACAGACAAACAGAACTTGATAATCAGCGTATTGGATCTTTTGCACAGATACAAGCAATACCATTTATGTCAAATCGTTTTGCACTTAAACGATTCTTGGGATTGTCAGATGAAGACGTAGCAGAAAATGAAAGACTATGGCGTGAAGAAAATGATGAAAACATGCAACCACCAGCTGGTGATGCCGCAGGCGAAATGAGAAGTGTTGGCATTAGCAGTGCAGGAATTTCAGCAGATATATCAGGTGCTGAAGATCAGGCAAGTGTAGAAGAAGGTGGAGCAGAAGGTGCACCAGCAGAAGGTTCACCACCAGACACAGCAACAGGAGATGCAGGAGCAGTACCGCAAGGTGCAACTGAAACGCCTCCAGCATAAATATACATATGATACTGAGAGAACTATTTTATTACGATAAAGAAACACTTGAACCTGTACAAAATGACAGGTACGAACCTCAGTATGACGATTCAATAGTTGATTTAGATGATACCCGGCAAACACGATTGACATTACGTCAAATAAATCGTGCCAGAAAGGCTAGCGAACTACATACTAAAGAAAAGGCCAATGAGCTTGACTTAGTAAGACAAATGTACGGAATCGCGGCACAAGCTCAGGCGGCCGGAGTATGATAATTGGCGAAAATAGATAAGACACAATATTCCAAAGAACAATGGAAAATAGTCAGAGAAGAACGTAGGCGATCAAAAGCCAAAAATAATCCTCCTGAAGAAATAAAAACACCTCCATTAGAAAAACAAAACAATGATGTTGCTTTTGTGATAGGTAATGGAATCTCAAGAGAAGGTATAGAATTAGAAGCATTAAGTAAAATAGGCAAGGTATATGCTTGTAATGCAGTTTACAGAACTTTTAAACCGGACTATTTGGTAGCTGTAGACGTTAAAATGATATTAGAAATTAATAAACACAAGTATCAATATCATAACGAAGTTTGGACAAATCCTAACAAAGCCTATAATGCTATGAAACATCTCAATTTTTTTCAACCTAGCAAAGGTTGGAGTTCAGGACCAACAGCATTATGGCTAGCATCTACACATGGCTATAGTAGAATATACATTTTGGGATTTGACTACAGAGGTTTAGACAACGGAGCAAAATTTAATAATTTGTATGCTGATACTCCTAATTACAAAAAATCAGAAGATGGCGCTACATTTTTTGGAAATTGGTTACGTCAAACCAAAGCTGTAATTCAAGAAAATCCACAAATAGATTTCGTACGGGTAATAGCACAAGATAACTACTGTCCTCAAGAACTAAATACCTTTAGCAATTACAAAATACTTGTAAAACAAGAATTTAAACAGATTTTCGAACTTTCTTAGCGATTTTTTCCAAAATTGCGGGTTTTTCGCCTATTATAGCATAGTTTTTCCCAAAAAGTGTAAATATATTATATGACAGCCTTACCGAATAGGTAAATTTTAACATTTATAGGAGATGAAAATGGCAGACAATAAATTCCAAGAAATGCTTGAGCATCTTGTGAACGAAGATCGCGAAAAAGCAGAAGAAATCTTCCACGATATTGTGGTAGAAAAATCCAGAAAGATTTACGAAAATCTTCTAGCAGACGAAATGAAAGAAGATGACGAGGAAAACGTAGACGAAGCATCTAAAGATGAAGAAGTTGACGAAGCGTCTAAAGACGACGAAGAAGTAGATGAAGCATCTAAAGACGATGACGAAGCAGTAGACGAAGCTTCCAAAGACGATAAAGATGAAGACGTTAAAGAAGACTTTGATCTTGATGAATTCGAAGTAGAACCAGCAGTTGAAGGCGGAGACGACATGGACATGATGGGTGGAGATCCAGCTGACGACATGGAAGGCGACATGGAAATGCCAGGTGAAGAAGGCGACATGGATGCTGAGCCAGAAGGTGATACTGAAGAAAGAGTTGCAAACCTCGAGGACGAGTTAGAAGATCTTAAAGCAGAGTTCGAAGAGTTACTAGCTGATAAAGAAGGCGGTGACGAAGACATGGGCGATGAAGAAGATATGGGCGACGAAGAAGGTGAAGAAGCTGAAGAAGCAATTGAGCCTGCTGAAGAAGTAGTTGCTACAGAAGAAACTGACGATGAAGTAGAAGAAGATTCTAACAAATCGGCGGCGGAGCAGATGAGAGAATATGTCGAAAAAGTTGCGGCACCGTCAAACAATGACACTGCTGACAATAAAAAGTCAACAGTTGCTAGTAAAAACGACATGGGAGGCACTGCTTCAAATCTAGCACAAGGCGGAGATGAAAGTGGACGCACAGCACCAACTGCAAAAGAAGATCATGCAGGTAATGTAAACGTTCCAGGCGGCAAAGCTGCTAAGTCAATGTCTAATGCTAAAGGCCACGGCGCTGAAAAGAAAGGCGCAGGCGAAACAGCTGACAATAAGAAAAGTGCTATTGGCAGCTAATTGTAAGGAATGAGGAAATTGAACTTTCTTAGGGAACATTTGACTTTTGACCAGGCGAAAGTAGTCGTCGAGAATGCCAACGAAGGAAAAGACTTGTATATGAAGGGCATTTGTATACAAGGCGGAGTACGCAACGCAAATCAGCGTGTGTATCCTGTAAATG